AAATTGGTCTCAATCATACATAGGAGTTTGCTAATGTTAGATCTTTTAAAAATGTTAAATTATGATGTCCCTAAAATAGAACCTTTTAGCAAAGGATCTTTAGAGGTTGAAAAATGGGAAAATTCGTCTGGATTTGTTTTAAAGGTTAATGGTGAGCAATGGATGTCCTATAATCTAGAAACTCATCTAGAAGCATATCATCTCTTTTCTCATTATTATTTGGCTGAAGGGCATTGTATTTGTAGCGGACTTGGATTTGGAATAAGAGAAAATTGGTTGTTAACAAAAAAGAACGTTTCCAAAATAACAGTATTAGAAAAAAATAAAGAAGTAATTGAATATCATCAACATATTAAATCTCCATTTTTAGACAATATAGAATTAATACATTGCGATGCAAATGAATATTTTGGTAAGTGTGATACCTTATTGTTGGATCATTATGAACATCATGATTCTAAAGACATAATTAATAATGTTTATACCGTTCATAAAAATATCAAACATGAAACATTGTGGTTTTGGCCATTTGAATCAATAATATATGAAATTGGTTTAAGATATTGCAATCCAAAGCTTTTAGCTCTCCCATTTAATAATAAAATCTCTCCCAGATATAGATTCACCCAAGAGTATTTAAATTTTCATGAAATTTATCTAGATTTGAAAAAAAAATATAATTTACAGACTCTCCCAGAAATTTCACCAGATGTTTTAGAAATGTTTATTTTTATGCATAAATCTGATAAAATAGGTGAGATGTTTAGGATATACCAAAACAACAAGCAATATGGATAGGGAAAAATTAAAATTGATTGTACAGAATCTTGAATCTCTAGTAGATTGTTTAAAATCGGAAGTTTATTCTGATTTAGATTCATATAAAACAACACAAGAAAAAATTAACAATTATATTACAGATTACGACGAAGTATTTTACGATGGAGATGATGATGGATACCCCGATTGATTTTGAATTTATGAAGCCAGAAGTTAAACTTATCAGCGTTACTCCTGATGCAGAAAAGCATATGGCTTATTGTGCTAGAGTAAGCAATCCATCAAATCAAGAGAACGAAAAGTTTTCTGGATTGCTTAAGTATTGTATTCAGCATCAACACTGGAGCATTTTTGAGCAAGCAAGTATGACTGTGGAGATTAATACCACTCGTGGTATTGCAGCACAGATTCTAAGGCATCGTTCATTTACATATCAAGAATTTTCGCAACGATATGCTGATACGAATCTTCTAAGTAAAACAATTCCTCTTCCCGAACTTCGCAGACAGGATACCAAGAATCGTCAGAACAGTATTGATGATATTCCTGATTATCTGAATCTAGTTTTGACTGAAGATATTCGTGTTCATTTTGAACACTCTCTGCGCCTCTACAATCGTCTTCTAGATGCAGGAGTAGCAAAAGAGTGTGCAAGGTTTGTATTGCCTTTAGCGACGCCTACACGCCTTTATATGACTGGTTCTGTGCGTTCTTGGATTCACTATATTGATCTTCGTTCATCACACGGAACTCAAAAAGAACATATGGAAATTGCTGAACTGGTTCGTTGTATCTTTACTTGCAAATTTCCAGCGGTATCGGAAGCACTTGGTTGGACTCGGAATGGATGTTTAGAATGTGTAGATGCTCCATCGATTACTATTGAATAAAAATGAAATTAGAAGAAATAATTTTGAAAGTAAACAATATTATAGATGCAGATTACTCTGACGTTTCTGATTTATTAATTGGAAAAAATATTGTTGCAATATATCAGGGAAGATGTGAAGCTGGTCCACGAGCTCTTGGAAATCGTTCTATTCTTTATGATCCTCGTGATCCAAATGCTAAAGATCACGTAAATAAAATTAAAAAAAGAGAATGGTTTAGACCATTTGCTGGATCAATGATGCTCGAATATGCCCATGAGTGGTTTGATATGGCTGGTCTTGATGAAAGTCCATTTATGTCCTATGCTTTAGAAGTTCTTCCTAACAAAAAACATCTAATACCTGGAATTATTCATGTTGATGATACTTGTAGATTACAGACCGTAACAAGAAAACAAAATTATCATTATTATAACTTGATAGAATCTTTTTATCAAAAAACTGATGTCCCTATCATTTTTAATACTTCTTTCAATTTGGGGGGAGAAACATTAGTCGAAACGATTGATGATGCTATAGATACTTTAAAGAGATCTGAAATTGAGTATTTATTTTTACCTGAAATAATGAAATTAGTAATAGAGGAGAATGTTTAATGTACATTTTGGGAATTAACATATCTCATGATTCATCTTGTGCCTTAATTAAAGATGGTGAAATTGTTTTTTATCATGAGGATGAGAGAATAAGTAAGATAAAACATCATGATGAATTTCCTAGACCTGGAAGAAAAGGATTAAAACCTACTAAATTTTATCAGTATGAATCTATAAAAAAACATACTAATTTTCTTGATTATATTATTTTTGCTTCTTATAAAGATCCAGCTGGAAGTGATTATGAAATCATACTCGACATTTTAAATGGATTTAAAGATAACGATATTGACTGGAAAAAAGTAATTTATAGAGAAAATGATCATCATTTTTATCATGCATCTAATGCAGCTTTCTTTTCTGGATTTGAAGAATGTGCTTGTTTAGTTTCTGATGGGGTTGGAACTTTTTTTGAAAATAGATATGATTTTATAACCAGAGAACCTTTTAGAGAGATTGAATCAATTTATTCTTTTGACTATTCTAATGGATTGCAAGAAAGATTTAAACATTTTTCTCAAAGAGGAGATCATGGTTATGGGAAAGAACAAATAGGTGACTTTAAAATTGAAACTGTTACCTCAGAAAATTCTGGAAAACCCCAAGTAGCACAATATGCTTATTCTACTTCTGTAGGATGTGGTAGTCTTTTTGGTTTAGCTACCCGTGCCTTAGGACTTAATAAAGAAACTGATGCTGGTAAAGTTATGGGTTTTAGTTCTTATGGTAAAAAAACTGATAAGTATGGAAAATGGTTTTTTTATAATAGAGGAGTCGGAAAAACTCATAATAATTTGGTTTATGAACTTTTTGCTGAAAAATACTTTGATAAAAGATCTTTAGATGAGCAAAAAGATATTATAAAAACACTTCAGGAGGAGACTAAAGAACATACAATATTTCTTATAGAAAAGAGTCTAAACGTCTGCAACACAAAGAATATTGTTTTGTCTGGAGGATATTTTTTAAATTGCGTAAATAACTATCACTACTTAAAAGCATTTCCTGATGTTAATTTTTTTGTAGATCCGATTGCTTATGATGGTGGTCTTTCTCTAGGTGCCGCAAGATATTTGTGGTGGGATTTAACTAGAGATAAGACTATTAGAAAACTTGAGCATTTATATCTCGGGGAACAACTATAAATATCCTTACATATTATTGAATTTTATGCCTACATATCCAGTTAAAAATCAAAAAACAGGTGAAACAAAAGAACTCTACATGCCTATGGTGGAGTATGAACAGTGGAGAAAAGACAACCCAGAATGGGATAAAGACTGGTCTCAGGGTTGTGCTGGTGTCGGAGAAGTCGGAGACTGGCAAACCAAACTTATTCAAAAAAATCCTGGATGGAATGATGTAATTAAAAAAGCAGCACAAGCTCCAGGATCAAACATTAAACCTTACTAAATTTTATGGCTAGAAGTAAAAGAAGGAATGGTGATCAACCCATCGGGGTTGGTATGACTGTTAAGCAGATGAAACGTAAAAAACCCATTAATTGGGATCTTCTTTTAGACATTGATCCTCTCACGGATAATCAAAAAAAATTATTTGAATCTTATAGTGATGGAAAAAATCTAGTTGCATATGGAGCTGCAGGTACTGGTAAAACTTTCATCACTTTTTACAATGCTCTGAGAGATGTCTTAGATGAAAGATCTCCATATGAAAAAATTTATATTGTAAGATCTCTTGTAGCAACTCGTGAAATTGGATTTCTTCCTGGGGATCATGAAGATAAGTCTTCTCTTTACCAAATTCCATATAAGAATATGGTAAAGTATATGTTTGAGATGCCTGATGAAGCATCTTTTGAAATGCTTTACGGAAATCTTAAAACCCAAGGAACTATTAGTTTTTGGTCTACTTCTTTTATTCGAGGAACTACACTTGATAATGCAATTATTATTGTAGATGAATTCCAAAACTTAAACTTCCACGAACTCGATTCTATTATTACTCGTGTTGGTGAAAATTCTAAAATTATGTTCTGCGGTGATGCAACACAGACTGACTTGATCAAAACGAATGAGCGTAATGGAATTATTGATTTTATGAAAATTCTTCGTGTGATGCCTTCATTTGATATTATTGAATTTGGTGCTGAAGATATCGTTCGCTCTGGGCTCGTTAAAGAATATATTATTGCAAAAATGGAATTAAATCTATGAGTTTTATTCATTGTAATTATTTGGGTGATCTTGAACTCAATAAAAAAGAAACAAACGGAGTCCGTCTTTATGAATTGCCTAGTGGGCAATGGGTTCCATCAATTACCTCCGTAACTTCTTTCTATAACCGCCAAACATTTATTGAATGGCGAAAGAGAGTTGGTGATGAAAAGGCAAATGCAATTACTAAAAAAGCAACTGCGAGAGGTACAGATTTTCACCAAGTCTGTCAGGATTATCTTGAGAACAAAGAATTGAATTGGGAAAGTTATCAACCACTAACTAAGTTCATGTTTCATCATGCAAAGCCATATCTTGATAAGATAAATAATATTCATGCGATTGAAAGAACACTTTACTCCGAATACCTTGGACTTGCTGGTAGAGTAGATTGTATCGCTGAATATGAAGGAGAATTAGCAGTCATTGACTTTAAGACTTCTGAAAAAATTAAACCTGAAGAATGGATTGAAAATTATTTCGTTCAAGAAACTTTTTATGCTGCTGCTTATTATGAGTTAACAGAAATACCTCCAGTTAAACTTATTACTATTATGGTAACTCCAGGCGGAGAGGTAAAAATATTTGACAAAAGAAACAAAGGGGATTATATTAAGTTATTAGTTCGTTATCTCAAAGAATTTGTATATCACAACACTAAACCCAATGGAGAATGAATTAGAAAAGGTATTAGAGAATAAGTTCTTTTGCCCCTCCAGGTTCGCACAAGAAATTGAAAAACTGGTCCAATACAATTCAGATATGAGTTATATTGATGCAGTTATTCACTTTTGCGAAAATAATAATATTGACTTAGAATCTGTTCCTAAACTTATTTCAAAACCACTCAAAGAAAAAATTAAGTATGAAGCCATGCAACTTAATTTTATTAAGAAGACTTCTCGTGCAAAATTGGTTTTTTAATCCATTTTAGGGGGGAAAATTTTCCCGGCAAAAAATCCCTATATTACTTTTTTAAAATGGTTCCTTTTGAAGTATATAAAACCTATTTGGCGATCAAAAATCACTTTACAAAGGAAAAATACGATTTTCACAAGTATTGTGGTAAGACCAATGCGAGTCTGCAGTCCTTTTATAAAAGGAAGGATAGATATTGGTTTGAAAGAATAAGTCGCCAAAAGGGAGACAATGAAGCAATAGAGTTTTTTGTTGCTAATTTTGTATCGTGTCCAGATCCAGAAACACTTTGGATTGGTGAAATGATTAGAGAAGGGGAAGAAAGATATAAGCAATGGCAGAAAAGAATTCAGTCATTATCTTATATTTTTAAAGAAGAAACAGAAAAGTTATTTCAAGAATATAAATTTGAAGAAGTTTTTGACTGTTCCAAAGGTCATCCACCCGTTCTTAAGAAGTTCCTAAGCGGGAAAATTAGCCTTGAAACCCTAGTAATCTATGATAGAATATTCCTGTTCGGGAATAGATTTGATAAGCAACTTTTGGACCCAGTGTGGGGAACCGTAAGTTTAAAGATCAAAAAATATAACCCCTTCCTAAATATTGATGTATTTCGTTATCGTAAAATATTGAAAGAAGTAATCTTAGGAGAAGTATGAGTTTTTTTGATTCTGAAGTTGTACGGGCAGAGATGTCTGAGATAACAGAACTTCAGGAAGAGATATATCAAAATGTGTTCAAGTTTCCTTCAATGAGTAAGGAGGAAAAACTTGAGCATGTAGCAGTTCTTCAAAGACTATTGGATAAACAAAAAATTCTTTATACAAGATTGAGTTTATCTGATGATGAAGAAGCTAAACAAATGAAACAACGTGTTCGTGATTCGGCAATCATGATGGGACTTCCGCCTAATGTTGATATGAATGTTATCTTCAATAACATGACTAAAGTTATTGAAGTTATGAAAGAACGTATTGACTTAACAGGTTCAGACCTGTAGAATAACGAAGTACACAAAAGCCAAATCCAATTAATCCGAGGTACAAAAATGTCTTTTGATAAGCTTAAGAGTCAGTCCAAACTTGGTTCTCTGACTGAAAAATTGGTTAAAGAAGTTGAGAAAATGAGCACTGGTTCTAGTGGTGGTGACGAACGCTTCTGGAAACCAGAAATGGATAAAGCGGGAGTAGGTTCCGCAGTTATCCGTTTTCTCCCCGCCCCTGATGGCGAAGAACTCCCTTGGGTAAAAATGTATTCTCATGCATTTCAAGGACCTGGTGGTTGGTACATTGAAAACTCACTGACCACGGTTGGACAAAAAGATCCTGTCTCTGAATATAACCGCGAACTGTGGAATAGTGGAAGCGATAAGGATAAAGAAACAGTTCGTAAGCAAAAGCGTAAACTGAATTACTACAGCAACATCTATGTTGTTAAGGATCCTGCACATCCTGAAAATGAAGGTAAAGTTTTTCTCTTCAAGTTCGGTAAAAAAATCTTTGATAAGATTCTGAATGCTATGCAACCTGAGTTTGAAGATGAAGAGCCCATTAATCCTTTTGATTTTTGGACTGGTGCTAACTTCCGCATGAAGATCCGTAAGGTTGAAGGATACTGGAACTACGATAAATCAGAATTTGATCGTTCTTCTGCTCTTCTAGATGACGATGATGCTCTTGAAGCAATTTGGAAGAAGGAGTATTCTCTTTCTGCAATTGTTGCTCCTGATCAATTCAAGTCCTATGATGAACTGAAAAAGCGTCTTGATTATGTTCTTGGAACTAAGGGCAGTTCGCGTATGCAATCTGTCACAGAAGAGGAAGAATATGAATCCTATGTTCAAACTCCTTCAAAAGAAACTCGTGTAATGGAAGAACTGGAAGAGTCTTATGCTCGTAGTAAAACTCCAGCTCCCAGTCTTCCAAAAATCTCATCGAATGATTCCGATGAAGATGAAGATGATGCTCTGAGTTATTTTCAACGTCTAGTTGATGAATGATTAAGATAGTAGTCTAATATTATCTCCACGCTTTAAGGTTCTACTTACATACTGAGTAGAACCTTTTTTATATTCCATAGATTCTTCAAGATCATTGATAATAATGTTTAGATATCTTGATTTTAAAATAAAAATGTTTCTCTTCTTTTCTTCAAGACGTGTTTCATAAACATAGTTTGTAATTGAGGTCGTAATATTTGTTCTAGTAATCTGGGTATCCAACCCATAATCATAAAAAGACACACTATAATTTGATGGAACTTCTAATCCTGCAGGGACAATAGTGTATCCAGAACTGTTTTGGACTTGTACGGTTTCATAATGATGAACCGCTGAAAAATTAGAATAAGACTTATACTTACGCAATAAATGCTTATCAAAAGCTGTTTGTGATAATGGCCACTCAGATTGAACGTTAATAATATTGTTCGAAATTAAAATAACCCAATCTAAAGTTGCGTCGTTATAGAATTTGTATGCCAATTCATCTGGTCTTTCATCGCCAACAATACTGTATTTGGTAAAAAATGATAAATCTCCAAATATATCTTCGCGTAACTTTGCTCTTTTAAAGAGATTTTTTGAAACCACATAATCTTGAAGACTATTAGATTCTTTCAATCTATTAACATATTCAAAATCTGGGATGTTGCGAAAATATGAAGACATTTTAGTATCCTATACCAGCGGAATCGTTTGATTGACCATCGATTGCATTGTAATCATCAGAGTAAACTGGTTCTAACTCTGTAAATTGTAATGTTAAACTATATGTAACCATTGTGCCGTCATCTCCACTATCTTCGGATCCAAAAGTCATATATGTTCCATTTGGTGTATAATCAACGCCACAACTTTGGAGAGCACATGTTTTTATTCTATTTAACGAGTTATGATCTCTTTGTGTAGGTCCAAATATGTAATTAATATCAAATACATTAGGAGCTTTTAGAAATAAATTTCTGTCCCCCCTTTTGACTGCCATTCCTTGTTTGAAATATCTAATAATTTTTTTAACCATTATTGCTTCGTCTTTATCTCTTGGAGATAATTGAAATGTAAATGTAAATGGTCTAAGAGTTGGACCACTGAAAAGCAATTCTAAGTTTGGATTGAGAACAGCACCTGAAGTTCTTGCTAATAAGTTTTCTGCATTTACTGCCTGACCAGCAAAATACATTCTCAACGCATTTCCAACGCTAGAATTTGACTTGAAAATCTCAGCAGCTGCAGCAGCATCATCAACTAAAGCTCCACCTGCTGGAGTGAAAGAACCTGTATTCATTGCATTAAATGATGATCCAGCTAAAGCTGATTTTATTGGGTTGAGACGGTCATCACCCCAAGTAACGGCATTTACATCATTGATTGATGGTTGAACAGGCAGAACAACACTACCGAGAGATCTTTCGTTAAGAGGAGCAGATCTTCTTCTTCCGTCAACATTTCCAAAAGTTTGGGTTCCTGATATTCTTTGTAATGAAGTTCCAGTGTATGCCTTTTGTCTAAAAAGAATATAGTCTTGTTTTGTTGTTCTAATGTCTATTGGATAGTAAAGATTTTGATATTCTGATCTTGCCGCAACTCCTGCATATTCTGCAATAGATGCACTTGCTTGTGTATTTGTTACTGTTCCTGTAGCACCAGTTTGAGCCGCTGCTCCAGGTTGTGTTTGTCCACCTCCTCCCTGTCCACTTGTACCAATTGGATTGTTTGGATCGACGGGATTTGCATTTGCTGTGTTATTAAATCCAGGAATTCCTAAATTTGCAGCTGTTATTGGTCCATTTTGTTGATACCAATCTTTTCTTTGATTATTTGCAATTTGTGCTAGTCTTGTCTGAGTTAAATTAGCATAATCAGATGGTGCAACTCCATTAGGAACATAAGAACCGCCAGATCCTTGTTCTAAATTAATTCTATATTGACCACCTATTTTGTCCGAGGTAATAACAGGAATTTCTGCACCCGTTAAAGCATTTCTTCTATAGAGAATATATGATCCTGTGGATCTGTTTAAATCCATGATAAAATTTTCATCGACCGTCCCACCACCAGACCTTGTTACAGACCAAGTAACATTATTTCTTATAATGTTTGGATCGGCAGATGCTGGACTATCTTTCCAAGGCATTATTCATCTCCTTTGAAGTCGGAATCGTTTTTACCATATCCTCTGTATTGTCTATTTACCTTTAGCATCTTTCTGAAAGTTTTATTCGTTTCAGTCCAAACATCAATAGTCTTTACAGGTTTTTCTTCACCATTTTTATAATTTACAAAAGTTTCAATGGGAATTAAACAAACAGCATTCCATTCACTAAACGCAATATCTAAATATAAACCTTGCACTTGACTCATATTATATTTAGATATGCAATTGTAAGGAATTGTTATTCTTCCTTCTTTTAGATTGTCTAGAACAATCATTCTTCTTCTTGGTTCAATGTAATGAAAATTTGCTCCAATAAAACTATCTCCAGAAGTTGATAACACATAAACTAAGGGAAATTTATCATAATATCTTGAATTCTTCGTCACAGACTCATATTCAAACATGAACATGTGCCCAACTTTGGGAACAGTTCTTAATAAATTTTTATCTCTTTCTTCTTCAGCATCACTATTATCTTGTCTTTCTTCCCGAATAAATCTTGTTGGCTGTTGTTGATATTTTTGAACTAGTCTTTTAAGTGCTCTTCTATAGAAAAATGGAGAATCTCCCGCTTCTAAATCTAACTCTTCCTTAATTTCTTCAAAAAGAGTTTTCATTACTTGATTCCCAATTCATCTTCTGTTATAATCTTAAATTCAAGCAAGTGGTCCTTGCAAAATTCATCTGCAGCTTTCCACTTTGCATTATTAGTTTCCCAGGTGTATATCTCATTTAACCAACTTTTGGTTTTCTTTTTGGGATTTGGGTTGGGAGGCATAGTTTGTTTTTTTGGTTTGATTTCAATCACATAGGTTTTAATTTTTCCAGTTTTTTCAGCAACTTTAATGATAAAATCTGGATAATATCTTCTAACTTTATTTTTTACGGGATCAAAATATTTAATTGAAAATTCTTCAGATCCCCATTCTAAAATGTTTTCATTTAGATCGCACCAAGTACAGAATTTTCTTTCCCAACTACTTCTACAAATAATATTATTTGGATTGCCTTTATATTTTTTGGGATGGGATGGTTTGTACCTGCTCTTTATACTTTCTGCCATTATCTCGCATACATATTATATAAGGTAAAATTATTTATAAATGGCTGCTCCAGCTCCAAGATCTCTTAGAATGTCGAGCGTGAAGTCAAAGCTTTTATCCCCAGCATTAACTTCTCATTATCAAGTTTGGTTTAATCCCCCACAAACTGTGAGAGATTGGTCAAGGATAAGAGGTGTTAATTATGATGCAGATTCCGAATTTTATTCGCTTTCATGTTCAGAAGCTTCTTTACCAGGATCAACACTGACTACATTTGAAATTAATAATGATTTTACTGGAGTAACACAAAGACATGCTTATAGAAGATTATATGACGACAGGGCAGATTTTACTTGTTATGTAGACTCTGATCATAAGATCATCAGATTTTTTGAGAATTGGATGAGTTATATTGTTGATGAACAGTTTGCAACTGAGGTTAGGGGAGGAATAAATTCAAAACTTTATCATTATCGAGTTCAATTTCCAAAAGCTTACAAAACAGAGATTTACATTAATAAATTTGAAAGAGATTTTGCAGGAAATATTTTGAGATATAGGTTCTTGGAGGCATTTCCTGTTAGTATTAATTCTATGCCTGTCTCTTATGATTCTTCTAGTTTATTGAAATTGACGGTTTCTTTTGTTTATACAAGGTATATCGTTGATTCTTTATCAGCACCAACAGAAAATTCTTCATCATTTCAAGGAAATCCCATATTTACAAATCCTCAATTTGGGGTGGATACTACAGGACAATTCGAACAAAATGGATTTAATATAACTAGAAATCCTCTTGGTTCTCAGGGACCTGGATTTTAATAACTAAATAATCACACTGAATTTTATAGGATATTATGCCTTTACCACAAATTTCTACGCCAACATATGAGTTGGAATTGCCTTCGACTGGAAAACCCATTCAATATCGACCTTTTCTTGTAAGAGAGGAAAAATTATTAGTACTAGCTCTTGAAAGCGAAGATATAAAAGAAATTACAACCGCAATCAAAGCAGTTATCAAAAGTTGCATACAAACTAAAAATATCAAAGTAGAATCTCTTCCTACCTTCGATATTGAGTATCTGTTTTTAAATATTAGAGGTAAATCCGTTGGCGAGGATTTAGAAGTTAATGTTATTTGTCCTGATGATGGTGAAACAACAGTTCCAGTAAATATCAATATTGATGATATTAAAGTTCAAAAGAAAAAAAATCATTCGTCTAAAATCAAAATAGATGAAAACATTATGATGGAAATGAAATATCCATCATTGGACCAATTTATCAAAAATAATTTTGATATTAGTGGAAACAATATGGATCAATCTTTTGATTTGATTGCTGCTTGTGTAGATAAAATCTACACGGAGGAAGAAGTATGGTCTGCAAGTGATGTAACTAAAGCAGAGATTGTTGAATTTTTAGATCAAATGAATTCTTCTCAGTTCAAACAAATTGAATCGTTCTTTGAAACTATGCCTAAATTATCTCATACTGTAACCGTAGAAAATCCAGTAACTAAAGTTAAGAGTGAAGTAGTTCTGGAGGGATTATCTGATTTTTTCGCATAGCACTGGTCCATATGGACCTTGAAAGTTATTTTAAATTAAATTTTGCGTTAATGCAGTACCATAAATATTCATTAACGGAGGTTGAAAATATGATGCCTTGGGAAAGAGATATCTATGTAGCTCTTTTGAAAAATCATTTAGAAGAAGAAAAAGCCAAGCAAGCACAAAATGGCTGATAATCCATCAAAAATGTCTATTGATACTTCAAAAGATCAGAATTTTGTCGAAGAGAAAATCGATGAAAGAATTCTGAGACTTCTTGGTCTGGAAGACGTTTTTGACTTAGATTATGATACTTATTTGACTCTTCTAAAAGAAGCAATGGTCAAAGGTAGGATGACCAAAAAGTCAATTCCTACAGAAGAGGTTATGCTTGTAACCGAAGAATTTAAAAGGGTAAGGGGAAAGGCAGGTAGATTTAAGGTAAAAAGAGGTAAGATAAACGTAAAAAATATAGGTGGGTCTGTTAAAAGAATTCAAGCGTCAACTAAAAAGTTATTTCTTGGACCTACTATAGGCAGTATTTCTCAAGACGCTAATTCTGAACAGAATAAAAGTTTTTATGATAATATTGCCCAAATAAAATCAGTTTTTGAATCAATTTATTCAAATCTCTTGAATCAGTTTAAACTGATGAAAAAGGAGAATGATGATAAGAGGAAGGAAAGAGAAAATAAAAAGAGAGGATTGAGTGAATCTGTATTAGAAAAATCAATTGATAGAATTAAAAAGATAACCACAAAACTTCTTGCTCCCGTTCGTGGTATTCTGGATAAAATATTTAATTTTCTTTATTATACTTTTTTAGGTACAGCATTTACAAAATTTGTAAAGTGGGCAAATAATCCAGAAAATGCTGAAAAGATAAAATCAATTAGTAGATTTTTAAAAGATCATTGGCCATCTTTATTAGCAGCATATATCTTATTTGGAACAACACTAGGAAGATTTGTTAGATCAATTACTGCTACCTTAATAAAAGGTATTGCTCGTTTTGCAATGACTAATCCCCTTGCTGCATCGGCTGTTGCAGCAGGTGCTTTAACTCTGGGCGCAGAAATGTGGAGGCAAGGTGAAGAGAACAAGCAAATAGGAAGAGAAGCGCAACAAAGAAATGTAAAACCTGAAGTTGTTAAGAAAGAAGTTGATCAGGCAAAGTCATCACCTTGGGCAATGTTTGGTGAAACATTTTCAAAATTGGGACCTTTTGGGGCATTATCTGGTGGTGGTAAAGTCAAAAGAATTTCTAACGAAGTTAATATTAACGATATTGCATTTGCTGGTGGTGGATCTATTGATGATGGTAGTGGGTTAAAAATAACAGGAGCAGGACCTGATACTCAGTTAGTTGCTGCTCAACCTGGTGAAATTATGATGTCCAAAAAAGCAGTTGATAGATATGGTGCAAACTTCTTCTTAAATTTAAATAAATCTGCTGGAGGAACTAATATTCCCAAAATGGTGAATAATATTCAACTAGCACAAGGCGGTGGAATGATCGGGTCTATTGGTGAATTTCTCAGTAGAGGTACTGGAACAGTAATGGCTCCAACTGGGATGGATCTTGGATTTCAAAGAAAATTTATGGGATTTAATATTGGTAGCAGAAAAAGACTTCCATTAAGTAAAACTTATACAAAACAATCTGTAGAAAGATATAATAAATTAAGAGCACAACAAGGAGCCTCAGATTATCTTGATTTGGATATGTTTGGGAGACATATTAGCACTACTAGACCATCTGGAGCAACATCGTCAACGTCACCAACAAGACCAAAACCAAAAGGTTCAAGATTTGAACGAGGTTTAGTTAATATGGTGGAAAATAAGTACCTTGGAAAAGGTAAAGGTGGAAGAGTCGAACAAATAGAAGAGATTTTGGGACATAAATTAGGCACAATGTCCCAAAAAGATGCTAACGAATATATGATGAAAGAATTTGGTAGGTCTACTGTAGGAGAGCAAAGAAAATTGCTATTGGGTCCACAATCAAGTGCGATTCCATCATTAAGTCCAAGTAAGAAAAAAACTCCTACTGTTATAACGCTTCCTCCAATAGCATCTGGTGGAGGATCTGCACCTCAAGGTAAAACTGGTACAATGACTATTCCAGAGTTTTCTCCTTCGCAAAATACTGCAGCGAGACAACTTAATCTTGCAACTTATGGTATAGGATAATATGGCTATTAATACTCAAAAATTCTTACCATCTGCAAAATCTTCATCATCAATTGTGAAGTCTTCTTCTACAGAAGTATCAAAATTTTTAGCACCAAATTCTTCATTAACAGTTTATAAAGATGTTGATGAAATCAAAGTAAAGGCTATTGAAGTAAATAAACTTTTAAAAAATACTCTTTTACTTACTAACAAAGAATCCAAGGATAGTAAAAAAGATAAAGAAAATGAAAAAAGAAAAGAGAAAGAAAGTTTATTAGAAAAGAAAAAAGATTATAAAACTCCTGAAAAATCATTACCAACGATGCCTAAGGTTGGTCTTTTGGAATCTGTTAAAAGATTTTTATTCTTTACTTTTCTTGGAACTGCTTTTACTAAATTTAATAAGTATCTTCCTGAGATAATTTTATTCACTAAAAAAATAGAACCAGTAGCAAAATTCCTTGAGGATTTTTCTGGAAACGTATTGAATGGAATTATGTCTTTTATTGATTGGGGATATAAAGCGTCGGATGCTACTCGTGGATTTTTAAAGGACGTTGGTGGAGATTCGACGGTAAAGTTATTTGATAAGTTTTCCAATTCTCTGAATGATTTTGTAAATGCTGCGATTATTTTTGGAATGCTTGCGAGCAAAGGATCTTCTCCAAAAGGTGGATTTGGTGGAAAAGGTGGAAAAGTTGGATTTGATGTTTCTGGTAGAAAAGTATCTAAAAAAACACAACAAAGATACCTTAAAAGATTTGGAGAAAAACCCTTTGTACAGAGATTTGGAACAAAAAACTTAAAACAAGTTGCAAAGCAACAATTTGGAAAAAGAGCAGCACGTTTAGTAGGAAAAAGTTTTGGTAGAATTCCAATTATCGGTGGATTAATTGATTTTTCAATTAATCTTGCATTAGGAGAAGATCCTGGAAGAGCTGCAGCAAAAGCGGTAGGTGCAACTACTGGAGCAGCTTTAGGATCATTAATTCCTGTTCCACTAGCAGGTACAATACTTGGTGGAATATTGGGAGATATTGTTGGTGGTGCTTTATATGATACTTTTGCTGGTCCAAAATCTCCCAAAAAGGGACGTGCTCAAGGTGGTTCAGTCACTACGAGAAGTGGACAAGCAGTTGGTGGAAAAGTTGGAAGGTCGATAAAAAAATATAGAACAACGCCACAAAAGATTTCCCCCCAACCATCAGTTCCAGGTAAAGATGTTGGTGGAATTAATGAACTTGTTAAATTATATGGTGATGATAAAGATCCAAAAACAAAAAGTCCATTAAGAGTATTAAAACAGACCTCAAGCTCTCTTAAGAAAATTCCTTTATTTGGAAACTTAATGGGTGCTTCGATTGATTTAGCACTAGGACAAAAACCAGATAAAAGAATTTTTAAATCAGTTGCAAATTCATTTGGATCTTTTATTCAGGGGGTTATTGATAATAATATTACTTCAACTCTTGGAGATATTTCAAGAACGATAGCAGGACTTGCTGAAGGTGGAATTGTTCCAAGAATGTTGGAACAAGATTCAAATGTCGGATACAACATTGGAACGCTCATTAGTAAAGTTTTTGGTGTGATGTTGGATAGTAGAGTTAATGAAATATTTCAGTCATTGAGAAATGAGATGGGACTTCCTGGTGGATATGGTCCTCCTGGTTCTATGGGTGGAGAATTAGCAAGAGGATCTCTCCCTAGAGGAAACATAACAATTGAACAATTAATTGGACTGGCTAAAGGCGCTGGTTTTAGTGACTCTGATGCTGTTATTATGGCTGCTATTGCTATGGCTGAATCTGGAGGTAATTCAAACGCTCATAACAATAAACCACCAGATAATTCTTATGGATTATGGCAGATTAATATGATTGGTGATCTTGGACCAGAAAGAAGAAGACAATTTGGTATTGGTAATGATGAGGAATTAAAAGATCCTGTAGTAAATGCACATGCTGCAAAACTAATCAAACAAAGTCAGGGATTTGGTGCTTGGACAGTTTATAAGACGGGATCTTATAAACGTTATCTATCAATAGCACAAAGATCTGCTGGTTCTCCTGCAATCACTGTATATAAAGCACCTACTGCAGGAGGATTTCTTCCATTGGGTGGTGAACAGGGAAGTCTACAAGAAGCGAGAAGAATTGCTGAAAGTTTTGGTGTTCCTTTATATTCTCATACAAGACCTGGAGATCCTGGATATCATGGACTTGGAAGGGCTATGGATTTTTCTAATGATTCTGTGGGTGGAGGAACACCAGAACAGTTAAAATTAGCACAAACATTGGTAAAAAGATTTGGTTCAACTGCTAAAGAAATATTATATACTCCTCTTGGATTTAGTATCAAGGATGGAAAAAAAGTTGGGTTAATAGATCCATATAATCATTATCACCATGTTCATGTTGCGTTTAAACGTGGAGGAAGAGTTTATCGTCCAACATTTGCAACACTTGCCGAAGATGGAAGACAAGAATTTGTTTTTGATGGTGATACAACCGCAGGACTTGATAGACTTGCTCCTGGGATTTTAGAAAAGTTAAATGTTGCAAAAACTAAACCACAACTTGCAAGTATTCTTCAGGATTATGCAGACTATGAACAACCTGAAGTTATTGTGATGATACAACCAGTTGAGAAAGAAGTTGTAAAACCAATCCCAATGGGAGGTGGTGGAAGTTTACTCTCTTCTGGTGGGGTAAATACTCTTATACCACAAGGATTGATGCAATCTTAAAATGGCACTACTTAATCAGTCAACATTACCTGCAAATATTACTAGATTTGAAATCTTTTCAAATTATGATCAGGGTGTCTCTATTGATGTATCCGGAGGTGTTTCTCAACTTAATTACTATGAGAGTATACTAGAAAACACAATAAAGGTAACATCAGTAATTGCTGATACAGGATATGCACTTAGATCGAATAGAGGAGGAAATGCAACTGTTGGTGTTATTGAAGGTTTAAGGTTGAGTGGGGGTGAGAGGGTTCTTTTAGATTTTGAAGATAATTATGGTGTTAAGTTTAAACTAACAATGTATGTGGGAAGAATTAGAAATGTTCTTGAGAGTACCACTAATATGGTATTCACAATTGATTTAGTATCAAAAGAATTTATCTTAAATGAATTAGAGTCCCTTAGAGTTTCAAGAAGATTTGATGGTAGAATATCAAATAGTGTGAACACTATTTTGAGCAGAGATCTAAGAACACAAAAAAGATTAGACATTGACCCAACAGTGAATTCTTATTCTGATTTTGGAAAATATAGAAAACCACTTTTCCTGTGTACATATTTGGCTAAGTGTAGTGTTCCTGATATTAGTGGAGCTAAAGGAAAAACTGCAGGATTCTTTTTCTTTGAGACATATGATGGATTTAAATTTAAATCTCTTGATGGGTTATTAAATTCAACTAGAACTTATAAATCATATATTTACAACAATACAACTGATATACCACCTGGATATAATGGAAAAATCTTAAGTTATAGTACTAATATTAATATTGATGTGCAGCAAAAACTTATGATGGGAGCGTATGGAATAAAAGTTAAAACCTTTAATCCTGTAAATGATGAGTATAATGAAAAAGGAGGTTTAACTGCTTCTGGAGAGGGATCAGGAGTCAATCTTGCTGGTTATGAGTATCCAAATTTACCAACGGAATTCAGGGGATTTAGTAGAGTTGTATATAAAAAGAAAAGTGTTGGGAATAAATTTTCATCGGGAGCAAATGTAAATAATCAATTAGAAAAATCGAGAGAGGAAAATTTAGAAATAGATGATGTTGTCGCCCAAGCAACAATGCGCTATAATCAATTATTCACCATTAAACTTACGATTACAATTGGCGCTGATTTAATGCTAAGAGCTGGAGATATTATTTTCTGCGATTTTCCAGAATTATCTTCAAAGAGTGACCAAGATTATAGTCGTAAAACAAGTGGTATATATATGATATCAGATCTTTGTCATTATTTCACTCCTCAACAATCTTTTACTAAACTAGAATTAGTAAGAGATTCTTACGGGAGAAAACCTAACAGAGTAAGACTATGACTCACGAAAACATCCAACAGCATATTGATGCTGATAAAAAAGAATTAGATAACGCCAACATTAGTCCTCAAAGGCGTCGTCATACTGAAGAAGAATTAAGAGAACTTGAGGCATACCAAGAACGTCATCCAGAAGATGATCATGATCCAACTCCATTAGAGTTATATTGTGATACACATCCAGACGCAGCAGAATGTAAAATTTACGAAGACTGATGACGTATCTTTATTCTGGACAGACATTCGATAACCAAAAAGATGGATATGGAATCTTCTGGGATGGTATTGTTGCATCTGATAGTACTTGGAGACAAAATACTACTGATGCATTAGTTGATGATGTTCAGGATCTTGGTGGTTGGGGAGTAAGGGTAAAAGTTAGAATCTACGGAATACATTCTGCTGATACTCCGGAGACTGATTTGCCTTGGGCAGAGATTACCACACCTGGAGGTAGTCAAGGTGGAAATGGGCGAACATCAACATATACCCAAGGGACAATTGTTACTGGAATTTTTGATGGGGAAAACCTAAGAATCACGGGTGCAAAATATAATGATCCACAAACTCCACTAGAAAAAGCTTGTAAGGATTCTGGATTTAAACCAAAAAGTGGATTTGCTTGTTTTAATGGAGCATATAAAGTTCCTAATTACTCAATTAGTCCTGATGGTAAATTAATTGAAGGTCTTGGAGTTTGGCCAGTTCAATTAAGTAAAGATGATCAAAGAAAAATGAAGGAGTTGTCGGTAAACATACCGTCTCCTTGCGAACCTTTCGATATGAAAGGTATCACTAATGATATTAAAAACTTAATTAAAGAAATTAGAAATCTAAGAACTGAATTATTAGGTGATGATAGTTTTCTAGTAACAAGTCAAAGTTTTATAAATGATGTTCAAGCACAAATAAATTCAGTTTCAGCAAAAATTTCTGGATATATTAAATGGATTTTTGAAGAGATCCGTAAAAGGACGATGCAATATGTAAATAAGAAAGTTAACCAAGCAAGTCAATTATTATATCTCAATCAAAGATTTGCACTTAGAGAAGCTCAAGCAACAGCTCTTGATTTAATTGCATGTCTTTTCAATAGAATATTAGATAGGATGCAAAACATCATTGCTAATTTCCTACAACAATTTATTGATAGATTTATTCTTACTCCTATCTGTGCGATAGAAAATTTTGTAAGTGCTTTAGTTGGTAACCTCTTAGGATATATTACTGGAGCTCTTAGCAATATTTTGGGTCCAATATCGGACATTATAGGAGGAGTGATTGATATTACAAATGATATTCTCAATTTTGTTGAATCTTTATTGGACTTTTTAACTTGTGACGTAAAGCAAAAATGTCCAACTGTAAAAGAATGGAATTTCCTAAGTGGTGCTAATGATAATGGTAAAAATTTGACGATTGATTTTAACAAATACATGGAAAATGCCAGAAGAATTGGATCTGGTCTTAGATCTTTGACGGATATTAATAATTTTAATTTCAATATAGACTTCAGTTCCGTACTTAATAGTCTAACCTGTAATGGTGCTCCTATATTCTGTGGACCTCCAAGAGTCGAATTCTTTGGTGGCGGTGGATCTGGAGCATCTGGAAATGCAATTATTACAGCAGCTGGTGATATATTGGGAGTTGATATTGTTTCTTCTGGATTTGGTTATAACTCCGCACCATTTGTTTCTATCGTTGATGATTGTGGAAAGGGGTCAAGAGCAACTGCATTCGCAATTCTTGGACCAGTTCCTACAGGCATTGGAACTGGTGGAGCAGGAATTGGAACAACTGGAGCATTTACCACTGGAGTTGTGAGAGTTGTTATGACTGACCCTGGATATGGATATCTTCCTTATTATAATGGAGATAGGGGTGGGGATGGAGATACTTGGGCAAAAGCAACAGATGGAACAGTTAAAAGATCTGACGGAAAGTATGATCCACCATATAAACCAGGTCAAGTAATGAATGTAAGAGTAGGTGATGAGGTCAATCTTCCTGGTCAGGGACCATATATTTCATCAAAAGATGAATCAATAACAATACCATTTGTCGATCCAAATAGCCTTAATCCAATTAGAGGAAAAAATCCATCACTTAATAGTGGTACATATCCAGTAGTGTCTTTTATATGTGATTTTCATATTAAAGATCCTGGATTTGGGTATGCTAAGACAGATAAAATTGTTGTAGAACCATCTAATGGAGCTCAATTTGAACCAAGATTTAATTCTGTTGGATCTTTAATTGATATAAAAATTGTGAATACTGGAATTGGATTTATAGAAGTTCCAAGAGTTTATATTCAAAGTGACACTGGATTTAATGCAGAAATCGTTCCTGTATTGTGTGTAAATAGATTTGGTAATGCTACTGATGAAGACACTGCGAGAGATCTTCAGAGATACAGGGGTCAAATTGTTTCGGTAGTAGATTGTGTAGGTAAATTCTAATGGCAGAAACTAAAAATCAGTATGCATTTAGAGATGGTACATGTGATGGAGAAATAAGATTTGGAAACATTGATGCAAATCAGGTAAAATCATCTGTTCTTCTGAGAAGTGGAAATCCAGCTTTTAGAAAATCTCACTACATGCAATTTGATGATACTGGTAAACTTGCAGGAGGAACATTAAATAGATGTCCTGGGGTTTATCAAATTAAATGCGGAGACTCTCCAGTTGAAGGAGTTGGATTTGTTCTTCATTCAGTGAATGGTGATTTAATTATAGGAGCTCCAAATGGAAGAATTAGAATGTTTGCACAAGATATTGATTTGATTGCATCAGGACCTGGAAATGATAGTGGATTTATTAATTTGAGATCTAACAAAAAAATTGAAATGAAAGCACCACAAATTACTGGTGAAGCATCAATAGATATTGGGTTGACGGCACCAAAAGGTGTAAATATCACGTCATCTGGAGTCATTCTTCTTACTGGATTATTGAAATGTGCTGAAGCACAAGAATTAACTCTAAATCCTCCAGGAACAAATACCATCCTAGATACAGTTAGAGGGATAAGAAAACTACTCAGTTCACTGCAATAATATGGAAGTAGGAAATTTACACGTAGGAAGTCAATTATATGTTCATGGTAACTTGCCGGGTGGTGTACCTGGATTACCAGCCGTTTGCTTAGGTGGAGGTGCTGGAACACCACCAATTAATGGAAGTGCATATATTGAAGGTCCAGCTCTTGTAGGAAGTCCACTCTCCTTCCCTATTCCTCGTGGACCAGAGGCAACGTTAATGGTTGCTAGATCTGTTAATCCATCATTCCCCAGTGCTCCATCAATCCTTAAAATATCTAGCAGAGGGTTTCCCCCTACACCTATTGACGTAATGCTTGGAGATCCAACAGGACATGTTGGTGTATCTGTTAACTCATTGATCTTTAACATTATTAATGATACAAGTGTATCCATAACATCACCATCATTTAGTCTTTATGCTAATGAGATACATGTTGGAACTGTTGCCCAGACTGGGGCAAAAGCAGAGACTGGAGCAAAAGCAGATACTGGCGCAAGAGCTGAATCAAGTCTTGCATGTCAGAATGCTAGCCAAGTTGTTAATGGATTATTGACTGTTCAAGGATCAATTGTGTGTGCTGGTGATGTTGCAAATTCATTCACAACATTGGGTGCTACAAATGCAATCGCTAATCAGGCTTTAGCACTGGCTGGAAAAGGATTTGATATTCCACACCCAACAAAACAAGATCATCGTTTAAGATATATTTGTCTTGAAGGACCTGAAGTTGGTGCATATATTAGAGGAACGTTGAAAGATTCTGATACGATTGAACTTCCAGAATATTGGACAAAGTTGTGTAAACCAGAAACAATCACAGTAAACCTTACACCAATTGGAAGTTGGCAGGAATTATTTGTTGAGAAAATTGAGTGGGGATGTAGAATTAAAGTCAAAAATCAATCAGGTGCATCGATTCATTGTAATTATGTTGTATTTGCTGAAAGAGTAACAAACGATCAACTGCAAGTTGAATACAAGGGCTTGACTCCACATGATTATCCAGGCGATAATAGTGAATATGCTTTAGGTGGATGGGATTATGCAACACACAAAGGAGAACCTAAACCACCAACTTTATGAGTTATTTCCAACGGTAGTATATCGAGGAGAAATAAAGTGTCATAAAGAATTCAAAAATCAGTATTATACTGATCTTTGTAAATATTGGCATTGGGCAGAAGAACTTCCTAGAGATGAGATTCAATCTCCTGAAAATTCTGGGAGACATTTTTTACATCATAATGAAAAATACCATGACTTCTTTAGATGTTTGGATGATAATGTTCGCCAATATTTAAGAGTTCTTAATGTTGATGATTCTCTTTTGAATGTTTATGTGACTAAAGCATGGGTCAATATTCACAATAATGATCTTCCAAATACTAAAATACACATACACAATTGTAGTGATATATCTTTTTGCTATTACATAAATTGCAGCGAGCACTCAGATAAACTTTGTTTCCATCAAACAAAAAATGATAATGAGGTTTCTGAGTTTATGTTTGAAACTACTAAGAGTGGAAAAAATAATTTAATAACAGGATTCAACAAATATAATTGCAATCATTATAATGTATCTCCTGTAGAGGGTACTGTTGTTCTGTTTCCCAGTTCAATGATGCATTCAACACTTAAATTAAATCATGAGAATGATAAAAGAGTTTCTATCTGTGGAGATATTACTTTGACTTTAAAGGAGGATCTGAATAAATGTGAATATAGTCGTATGGATCCCACTACATGGGTCCGAATAAATAACCAGTAGTATCTTTACTGATTTTTTGATGTATGGCTTCGAGTACGCAAAAGAATATAATAGATTCGTTAGATAAAAAAATAACAGACAGAAATGATCAAATTACCTTTTTAAAAGAGAATATTACAGTTCTGGATGATCAAAAAGGTGATTTGGACGCAGCTATAAAAAATTTAGATACTTATCTATTGCCTGATATTGTAGATGTAAATACAAAGTTAACTGCTGTAAAAACCGCATATGAAGCTAGGTTTACTGCTGGTTGTAGGAGTAGGTTATTCTGGAGAAGAACATCAACAACAACCGTTGTTGGTGTAGGAACTACCATATCTTACACACAAACAAATTGGACTTGCACAAAGATTACTCCCAATGGTTATTCTCCAAATGCAGCAAGTTCTACTAATATTCTTTACTTTGACGAATCATTGGTGCAACAAAGTGCTCCTCTATCTTCTTTGGTTCGAATGCAATCAAAGAATTTGTATGGAATCAAGTACTATGATGAACCTTACACTGCGGACGTTATAGATTCTTTTGTTGCTGGATTTATTGGAACAGTTGGTGCTGGAAGTACTATTGTAACTGTAATGAGTCCCGTTGCAAATGGGTCAGTGAGTGCAGCAAAGGTCGGACAGTTAATTGTTTGTGATAAAACTGGACTATATTCAGCGACAAACACAATTATAGGAATAGGAACAACAATCGCTGATTTATCTGGTGTAGGTATTGCATCAACAACTGCAACAGTTAATACTATAATTACAGAAGTATCTTCGGTTTTATCTGCAAAAGCACCTGAGGATGATGGTTCATTTGTTTCTTTTACTATTCTAAAGGCACCATCTGAAATTGGAAATGTTGGAATTCCTTTTGGATCAAATCCTTATTCTCCACAATCTATCGGAATGCTTACTTCAAGTAATATTGGTATAGGTGTTTCTGTTAGGTATGATAACTCTGGGTATCCATCACAAACTCAATCGTGGAATATTAATTTGGTGGGATCTACTTTATCAAATGGAACTGTAGTCGCGGAACCAAATGTTGGGGCTGGTAAAGTTTATTATGAACTTGGTTTTACATCAAAACCAATTATTAGAAACACTTCCACAGGAGCAAAAGTTAGAGATGCTGTAGAAGGAGATACTGCATTCTCAACAACAGATCCTTTCTATTCTTTCCCATCTTATAATGTAGAGGCATTGCCTACTTGTGCTACCCAAGAAACTGCAATAACGAGCGCAATTTCTACTGCAAACGCTGCGGAATCCGCAATTACATCTGGAACTACAGATTTAAATTATCGTTTAGCAGCAGCAACAGCTCTTCGAGATCAAAGAAATGATATTAATATTCAAATTTGGGGACTAAGGCAATTAATTGGTAAAATGGAATCTGAACAAGCTACATATGTAGGAGTACAAAGTTATATCTCAAGTAGTTTAGTAAAGGATATTATATGATGAAGATTCAACATCCAAGGTTAAAAGATTATAGTTTAAATTATGTTTCTCTTTTTGGACCAGAAAATGCTGTTTTTTTAAGAGGAAGAACTAAAAGAAAAACCATTCAATCC